TCACGAGATCATAAATTCATCGATATCGTGAGCGTCACGTTCAATTACATTGCATAACTCGATTACCTTGTTATGTTCATCTAAGTCTAATTTATGAATTCGTTCTCTATTCATGTTAGCGAAATAATCAATTACTTCATAAAAACCATCTTTATCGTTGATTTCTGAAGAACGATATAACAGATGGACCTTTGCATCAGAATCGATATTATCAAACATAAATTTTGTTTTAGCGTACCATTCAGTATTTTTACTAGGACCAGTCAGTTTAGGAATAGTTTGCATATAATTCCAAACTCCATTTTTGTAACCAAAATCAACATTTATTTTAATTATGTTATCTAGATCCTTGAAGGGTTTAATCGTAAAATCTTGTACCACTTTCTTATCCAAAAGATTTTTTTCTTCAAAGACTTGCTGTAAATATTTCTTAATGCTCACATGTTTATTTGCTTGATCTAAGTATTTTACACCAATATACGTTTCAAAAATTTTGTTAAATAAAAGTTTGTAATTTGAAGTTATAGAAAAACTCGGCCTAGAGAGAAATAATTTTTGATTTTTAAACTTCTCAAACAATTTCTCCAGAAAGTCATCTTGGGCAGGTGAGCTTATTCTTACATCTCCCACCTCTCCAAGTAAATTATCCATACTGTGTGTCAAATAATATTCCAGCTTATCTTTATATGATTTATAAAGATTTAAATCCCTAGTTGAGTTTGT